AGTGGGATTCAGACCATTCAAAGAAGCCGCAAAGGAGGAAAACAGGGAATCAAGGAATTCATCGTAGGAAACAGATAAGGGAACCGGCGAGCCAGAACTCGACACAGAAGCCACCGAGGAACGACAGGATAGCTTAGCCATGAGAGACCTCCTTCACTTTACGCGGTAGAGAAGCAATCAGCTTAACAAGGAAATCGGATAGCTGAAATACACACGTCAGATCAGTATCCGCAGGCATCGCGGCAATAAAATCAAATACGAATAAATCCCGATCATTACCGGCGAAATGACGGTTATAGACCGCTTGCAAATCCCGATGCACCGACATAAAACGAGACAGCCAACCGTCAGGGATTCCTAGCTGGCGCATCATGGGATTAGCATCGAATACCTCAACTTGCGGTTTTGGCGGAGGAATCGGCAAATCAGATTGAGAATTCTTTGGGAACTCAACTACATTCGACTTGGCTTTCTTAATCGCCGCTTGGACATCTTTCACCTTGACCTTTTCACCCGCTTCAACCCGTGCGGTAATATCCAAAACGACCGATTCAGGAGTTGAAGGAGCGGCCAGGGCGTAGAGAATGGTGGGCTTCAAATCGGCAATAATTGCCGATTTCCCTCCGAACCTATCTGCTACCTGCATGAAGTCTCTGGCAGTCCGCTCACTCATCTCAAACTCAGCGGCGATCCACGGCAAGAATTGACCGTGCGGTAACTGATCCTTAACCGCTGTCAACTCCCGGCCAATCTCAATAATGTCCTCAGAGGTACGCTTGAGAAGCAACTTGATATTACTAGCAGCGGTTTGAGCCTTAACCGCTACATCAACAGGCAACAACGCATAATCAAACCCGATTTGGAGAGTATTAGACATGACAACACCTCACAGGAAAAGACGGTTTGGCAGGCGCGAAGCCACGGACAGCAGCAGGGCAGACCCATAGACCCGCGAATGACCTGATTAACAGGCTATGGCCGCGCAGGCCAGAGCGACAGAGCCGACCCTCAGACCCGCCGCGAGCCGAGAGCCTGCAAATTGAGAGCCGTTCTTCCATGAACTGGCAATTAACCCCGGTTACGGCATCCATGCCTGCACTACAGACGCCGAGCGAACCGCTGGACGAACCGGCGAACCCGGCGAACTCGCAGCCGGTAAGCAGACTGGCGACAGGCGGCACAGCAATAGCGCCGCCGCCGAGTGAAAAGGTGGAGAGAGGAACCACAAGATAAACATGAACTTGCCATACAATCCTCGCTAAAAAGATAAAAAGCTAAAAAGATAAAAAGATCATAGCGGGATCGTTACGAAAAGGCAAGTTAGAAGCGCCGCAACTTCGTACCTCGTTGCGGCTGGCTGACTAACTTTTAACTACCGGATGTTCCGCAACTTGCCGGTTGTGTTCGTCGCTCACTTCACCAAGCGATTGCAAGGGCCAAGATGTGGCAATGAGGATACGCCCGGCCTTGGAGAGTCGAACCATTTGGAGGCTGATGACCTCGACCGACCAACCGAGATGAATGAGGGCATATTGATCGAGTCTGTCTTGAATTCGCAGGGCTTCATCCCGGTACTCAACAACGACATAGGTTTTATCCGCTGAGAGCAGCACGCTAGACAGACGGATTCGGTAGGCAGTAGCCAACTGATCAGCGTAATCATCACCATAGGAACGAGACGCAGGAGCCGGAGTAGGAGCCGGAGTAGGAGCAGGAGCAGGAGCAGGAGCAGGAGCCGGAGCAGGAACCGGAGAACGGGCAGTAGGAAGGGGAACAGCATGACCCCCGCCAGGTGCAGAAGCGTCAGGAGGAACGTGAATTAAATCAGAGGTTTCCGTGGAAAACTGGCGAGATAAGTACCAAGGTATCAGGACGGCGCCGACTAAAACGAAGGCGATAACAAACCGCATCATCGGACTATTCCACACCACCGCCCGCTTGTCCGAGTAATGAGCGGTCGAAACTTCTTCCGAGTGATGAGACTTATAGGTGCCAAAGAAACGCTGTTGATAGGACTCAATCCCCTCGACTGTTTTCTCGAAACGCATTTCGCCGACGCACTTCATGGCGATCCAACGGTAGCGATTGACCGCGCCCAAAGCATCCAGCTTTTGAAATACTACCTTACGATCAATCCGACGCTTCCAGATGTTATGAACGTCTTTCAGATTTTGGCCCAACGCCAAAATATCTATCCCATCATGCCGATGCTTTGAGACCCATTCGGCCAGTTCAGGACGTGGCTTTTCCCGACTCACTGGGAAGTAGTTTTGAATTTCGTCGATGACAACTAAGGAATTTGGCTCGACATGATTCCAAATTTCCAAAACCTGCGATTTTTCAAGATACGAAATACGATCCTGAACGGTCGAAATCGGTAAGGCTAGACAATCAGCAATAGCCCCCAAGCAATCAGGATCATCAAGACCATCGATATGAGCATATACCCGACGCCCCTTTTCGATAGCCGGGAGGATATGCTTTGACATGGCTTCATAGGTTTTTCCGCTACCCGGCAGACCTTCATGGAACATTAACATTATGATACCCCTACCATTGAAATAGTGTTGCTACCTTGCGAGCCAGTCGAAAAGCGACACCCATCGAAATCAGGCTAAAAGCCTCCGGCAGATCGAGAAACGCGACGAAATAGAGGAGATCGGCAGGCAAATGCGCAAATAAAGAACCGAGGGAATAGGAATTTAGAAAGCCCGGCGAAGGAATAGCCTGAATAGTCCCCGCCAGCGCATTCAGGATAGCTTCTGCAATGTCAATCCAGAAATCACCCAAGAACGCAATAAGCGAGTTCCAAAGATTGGTGACAAGCGTTTTTAGCCATTCGGTGATAGACGAAAGCCAATCCATAAAGCCTCCTAAAGCAGAGCAATCCTAAAAGCGACCCATGCCGCAATAATCAGCACCATATACCCCGCAATCCTGAGAGCTGTAGTAACCTGAGAGGAACACTGTAAGGTAATCGGAATTGCGGAAGAAATAAAGGTCGCTGGAATTTCCCAATTAGGACAAGACCCCCCACCGATAGAAACCGTGAAGAATCTCGAACCCGCAGTCACGATATTAGCCTGCTGGACGCGCTGAATAAAGGCGCTCCAGACCTGCTGAAAACTACGATCCTCTTTCTTCTTATAGAATGCGTCACCAATCTCAGCCGGCTTGCCCGGTTTATTTTTCTCCCCGCCGCATTCCTGAGTTTCAGGGTCACACTGGCCATCTTCCACCCCTGTACCATCTTCACGACCGTCAGGCGTCCCATCATCCCCGTTCAGGATACCATCCCCATCACGATCAGGGTCAGTGCCATTAGGATCACCATCACCATCTAAATCGCCATTCGGATCAGATTTAGAGGTATCCCTTGTTTTAGTTGGATCCACCACAGAAGAAGAACCCGGCCCCCGTGGCGTCGAGTCCAGGGAGTTCGGAATACCGTCATTATCGGCATCGCTATCAGTCGAGTTTGGCGTACCGTCACCGTCTGCATCATCATCATTCGCATTCGGCGTACCATCACCATCCAGATCGTTAGAATTACGGTTAACACATTGATTCACATCGGAAATACAGCCGCAGCCGGGTACAAACCACGTACCCACCTGACACTCCCCCGGATCTTTCACGCAAGTCATCCCCTCCCGATGAGTTCCCGTAGGACAACTATCATCCTTCGGAGGACCACAGACACCAGTCACCGAGTCCTGAACTTGACCTTCTGGACAAGACTGTTGCGTTACGCAATTACCAAAAGCATTTTTCACCGTTCCTGGTTCGCAATCCGTCGAACCCGCACAAGCACATTGTTGGGTATCATTCACCATACCGCATTTTAGGGTTTTACCATCTTCACAAGATTTATCCTGACACTGGTGATCTTTCACTTCTTGCCAAGCCGGACAAGACTCAGGGTCAGGAGTCCCACATGTACCATCGGAGCGAACCACAAGAGGCGACTCACAAGCCCGAGGAGGAGCTACAGGAGGAGTAGACAGCGTACCAACAGAACACATAGCACCCGTGGAATTGCCTTGAACGTGCCAGACGGTAAAACCTTCCAAATCTTCACCCGCAAAGGATGACCACGATTTCTCACAGCCGCTTTCACAGGTAGACCCGTCAACACTACCAACCCACCCCGGCTTTACACCACTGGTCGGAAAAGGCGGCTCCGGTTGAGTCGCCTGACAAGGCGCTTGACATTGACCTGTATTAGGATTCAGGACTTGACCTTGCGAGCACGGAGTACAAACACCATTAATAAATTCACCGTCACAAGAAACAGCAGAAACGCCAAACCTACTACCACTAGGATGCATCACACAAAAATTCGGAGGCTCAGAAGACATCGAAGTAGTACCAGACTGAATATTACCACTCGCATAACCTAGCATAGCAGAACAAAGAGCAGACAAAGAGGAGTATTTCTGTTGATTATTAAAATCCCAATGATAATAATAAGTTATAGACCAAGAAGGAGAAGAAAATAAAAAGATTAGTAAAAGAAAAATAGATTTACGCATCACCTCAACCCCTCAACCCCTGAATAGCAGCCCACCCACAAAGAGAACCTGACAGGAAAAGTAGAGCCAACCAGATCATTTTACCCCCCCAAAAAAAAGGCGTAGCTCATACAGACACTACGCCAAGCGAAGCGCAAGGATTAACGGAAGAAACCGAGAATCTTACGAATACCCCACCGACCCGCCAAAATCACCACCATAGAACCCGCAACCGCCAGCAGAGCCGTACCCACGCCATCCAGATCAACAGCCGCAGTCAGAGTAGAAAGATCCATACATCACCTCGAATTAACGGAACATCTTGAGAATAACACCGAGCGACCAAGCCATAACGAACACAGTCACCGGCAGCGAAAAGGCGAACGACCAAACAGCAGTAGAATCCCCTGCTGAAGGCATCGCCCATATAGACGACCCACCCCAGTCTGATGAGTCGAGAAGAATATATGAAGTACATTGATCCACTGGCGTAGACGTGGAAACCACGAAACCATTGAGATCAATAGACACGCAGAGAGCGGCCATAAAAACTAGGTCGCAACAGAAATAGAACGAGGAAGGTATTGGGTATTTTTGCCGGTGCGGATCGTTTCACAAGTGACAAAAACCGGCTGAAGATAGAGATCACGAGCTTCATCTTGAAGCTTAGAAACGAGACGCAAACCGAGTGCTGACATATCGGTGAGATCGAAAGGGACATACCCCTCCCCATCGTATTCATGGCGGGATGCAGGCCGAGCCAGCACCACCTTGACCCCTTGCACCTGCTTACCGTCACGCTTGTCGGTAAAGTCTAGCGGACGCACCTGAATCAACACACCCTCTTCAATCGACTGACCCATGACCATCACCCCGAAGCTAAAAAGATAGATAAAAAGATAGATAGATAGATAACAGGAAAAAAAAGAAAAACAAGGTCAAACTAGGAGAACCCACTGCAAGACTATACAAAAAGGATTGAAATCAATGAAGAAAGAAAGAGAGCCTGCCGCTAACATCTGGATCAAGGAAAGACTAAGAGCCGAAATCAAAAAAATCGCCGCAGAGGAAGAAATCACTATGCGGCAATTAGTTAGCGAGATTTTGGAGAAATGGATCGACGAGCGGAAGAAAAAATATCGTAACACCCACCCTAAGCCGCCCGCCGCAGATCTTCCCAAGACGATACCGGACGCATGATCAAAGGACGCCGCAAAGAGACTACCCGACCCGCTGAAATATCTGCATCCCCCAACCCCGCCGCCTTCCAAATCTGCATATGGCGATACCATGTTGATTTAGGCATGGTATCCCGCGCCGCCTGCCAGCCCATCGTTTGAACCAGCGCCCACGAACGAGCAGCCGCCTTGCCTTGCCCCTCGCTAGGAGCCACCTTTACGAACCGATCTACAAAGCTCATATCAGTCACCTCTAAACCCTCGATACCCACCATGCGAAGAAAATAATTATCATGCTGTTCCTTCAAAAGCGACCAAGGAACCGACCACCAAGGCACCTGCAACCGACGCCACCATTCACGACCCAGACGCAACTCAAGACGCAGCAATCTCTCCGCTAAAGCTAAATCATCCTCAGAGTAGCTGCAACCCGTATAAGTCGATTGACCTAATAAGTAACGTAAATGCGGCCCCTTCGAGTATGCCTTACCGGCCCGAAGCCGAGATAGATGAGACCAGTAGACCGTATCGCCCGCTTGCTGGCTCACACGGTAACGACCCCCTTCGATATTCCGCAATTCTGACAGAGCCACCCGAACCCCGGCCAAAGACCCTAGATCATAGTTCGCGGTTACATCCATACGGGTCAAGTGCCAGAGACGGACATGAGGCAAGGGGAAAACCCGCAGCAGCCTAGACACGAAGCCGATCATCACCGACGCGCAGGCAAAAACATCACGCCCGGCATCACCCGCCCCAAAGACCGTATCCCCCACCCCCATGACCCGCGCCGGTGAACCCTGAACATGGAGAGACGCCCCCGAAAACTTGATGGCCAGTTGGTGGCTATCCGAGCGAAGAGAATCCCATGCTGCAATTTCCCAAACTTTTTCACCCGTCTTAGGGCAATACCGAAGAATTCGATCACCCCAAGTTTCCAGCAGTTTCCAGCCCGCCCAGTCTAGGCAGTCATCACGATCCAGCCGTAGAGTTAGCCAATCAATCAAGCCGCTTTCCAACATAGCCCCCCCTCAACACAGCCCACGATTCCACCCATGGGACAAAGTGACGGTGTTACAAGACCCGCCACCTAGCTTAGCCTTTCCGCGCGAACAGCCCGACAATATCCCGCAGCCGCGCCGACATATCGCCCCGAACCGTGGCGAAGAACGCAGCATAGGCAGTTTCCAAGGATTCAAGATGCAAACGTTGGGATTCCAGCTTTTTAGTCAGAAAATCAATATGATAGCGGAAATTACCTAGCGTCGCATCGCGCAAGGTCGAATAGAGCTTATGCCCCTTGCGAGGAGAATCCGCCGCGACGATAAGGGGCGGCAAATGAATCACCGTAGAGTCAAGAACCATTTGGGTTGGAACCGACTGAGACCGAGACAGACGCCGCCCCAAACGGTTGAAGGTTCGATCAGCGCAATCCAGCAGGAGATGATCAAGGTAATGCCTTGACAGAATATCACGATGATTAGACAGGAGCAGAAACCGACGCCAACCCTCTTT